GGGTAACTGTGGTGTTCAAACTGCTGGGTTATTAATAGGTGGCGCACCACGCACAGTTGACACAGAAGAATGGGATGGAACATCTTGGACCGAAACAGCAAACTATCCAGCCGCTGTTACAGACCCTTTTTTATGTGGTGTTCAAACAGCGGCATTTGCAATTTCTGGAGGAGAGCCCTTTACAACTGCAACAAATACTTATAACGGATCAGCTTTTACAAGTTCAACTGCGGTTAATACAGGTAGAAGTTCTGGAGCAGCATCAGGAACAGTAAGCGCAGCTGTAATAGCTGGAGGTACAAATGCAGACGGAACGGCAGGAATAAATAATACAGAATTATGGAACGGAAGTGCTTGGACAGAAGTTAATAATTTAAACACAGCTAAAAATTTAATGGAAGGTTCTGGAACAACAAGTACATCAATGATAGTATATGGAGGTAATCCAAATTTAGCGCAAACTGAACAATGGAATGGTACTTCATGGACTGAAATTGCTGATTTAGCAACAGGTAGACAAGAACTTGGTGGTAGTACCAATGGAAGCACTACGGCAGCATTAGCTTTTGGTGGAAGTGTTAGTGGAACTTCTCAAACTATTACAGAAGAATTTACGGTTACAACTTTTACAACAAAAACTTTTGACACAGATTAAGACTTGACTATTAATTAGATAGTTATTATATAGATAGTAGAAATGAATAAAGAAAAACGAAACATAGCGACTAAACTAGAAACTGAGTCTAAGTATCTAACTAACATATTAGATAAAGATGATGTTAAAGATTTTAAAAAATTAATACCAGAGCTTCAAGACACTTGGCACAAGAAACAAATGTTTAGAACAGAAACAGAAATGAGATTCTCTGTTTTATCTGATAACAAATATCCAAGCAAAGCTGCTAAATACTGGCAATCAGTTAGAGAACAAAATACTCACTTTGAGAATTTAGTACATCTATCTTTTGATGCTAGAAAAAACGAAGTAGAAATTAAAAAATTACAAAGAGATATTAAAAAAGAAAAAGATCCATTAGAAGTTGAACTTAAACAAATAGAAATAGAAGAAAAACTTTATGGTAAAGCAACTATGGAACTGGTTGCTAAACATAGAATGAGAGAAGTTGCAACATGGTCTAAACTTAAAAAAGAATTTCATGATGGTAACTTTGACGACAAAGATGTTGATTCTCATCAAGCTGAATCTTATAAAATACAATTACAACACAGAGCAAATACTATAACTGCAGGCACATCACAAGCTGAAGTATTTAATATTGTAGGTCAAGTAGATACTTTAAATAGAGTTATGGCATCAGGTGAATTAAACAAACCGGAAGAGAAAAAGAAACTTAGAAAGAAGTAATATGAAATTTGACTTTGTTTATCTTGGTCAGACAGTTTTAAAGTATGAAGTACCATTAGAGATCTTTGTTGGTCTTAATGAGATATACGAAAAACAAAAAAAACAATTACCTAAAGCTAATAAACAGTTAGTTGGTAAAATAGAAGATGAAGTATCTTTATTTTATTCTGGTCCTAATAATGATAAGATGCACGCACATTCTTATCTACCTCAAGATATTTTACAGTGGTTTGATTCTGTATTTGAACATTACTTAGCTTGGAATAAAATAGGTGAAAACAAAAGATCTATCAACTCTATATGGGTTAATGAAATGAAGGCTCATGAATACAACCCCATACACATACATCAAGGTAAATTATATTCTGGTCTATCTTCTGTAATGGTTTTAAAAGTACCTAGTGAAACAGGTGTAGAATATTCAGCACCAGAAAAACCTATGAATGGAAGACTACAAATTATAGGTGCAGCAGCAGGTCAATTTGCTAAAACAGATTACTCACCTAATATGAAAATAGGAGATTTTTATATATTTCCATACGATATGAGACATTGTGTGTATCCATTTAATAGCACAAAAGAAAAACGTAGAACTTTAGTTTGTAACTGTGATGTAAATTATAACCCCGTATCAAGTAGAACAGCTTCAGGACAAAACGAATGATTATAAAAATGCCAAGATGGTCAAGTTATATGGCTACCACAACAGAACCTATTTTTACACCACAACAATGTGAGATGGTTATACAAGCAGGACACAAACAAAAACCTGAAGTAGCGCAAGTTGGTATAAATAAACCAGGTGGTGGGGTAGATACTAAAAAAAGAACGACAACAATATCTTGGATTCCTTTTAAAGAAATGAAAGAGATGTATTCACAAATTGAAGCTACTATGCAAGCAACAAATTTAAATCACTTTGGTTTTGAAAATATGAAAATAACAGAACCAGCTCAGTTTACAGAATATCCTAAAGGTGGATTTTATGATTGGCATATGGATTTAGATGTTAATGGTACACATGAACCACCGGTTAGAAAAATATCAATGACAATATTATTATCTGATCCATCTACATTTAAAGGTGGACATTTAGAATTTATGGAAAAAAATAAAGTACCTGAGTTAAAACAAGGTCAAGCTATATTCTTTGCAAGCTTTATTAGACATAGAGTTGCACCAGTAACTAAAGGCATGAGAAGATCTTTAGTTATGTGGTTTGGCGGAACTCCATTTAAATAATGAATAGAGAAGTATTATTTCCAACTCCTTTATATTTTAAAGACTTACCTAATGCTAAAGAGTTAAATAAATATTTATTTAAACATATTAAGGCTTGGTACAAAGCTGATCCTAAAGGTGAGATAAAAACTAATTCAGGTTATGGTTGGCATAGTAAAACCGACATGAATGAAAAAAAAGTATTTGATCCTCTTACACAGGAACTATTTAAAATGGCTGAAGAGTGTAATAAAGATTATGGTGTTGCACCTAAACTAGGACTTGGTAATATGTGGGCTAATATTAATCCAACACATAGTTATAATAAAACACATACTCATCCTAACTCATTATGGTCAGGTGTGTACTATGTTAAAGTGCCAAAGAACTCAGGTAAATTATTTTTAGAAGATCCAAGACCAGGACCTAATACTTATATGCCAAGAAGAGTAGACAACATACCTAAACAACTATGGCGTGTAGTAGCTTACGATGCAATAGAAGGTAGAATGGTATTCTTTCCAGCATGGCAACCCCATGGTGTTGATATAAATATGAACAAAGAAAAAGGTGAAAAGAATTGGAGAATATCTGTATCTTTTAATTTTATACAAACATGAGTTTTAAAAAAAATAAATACCAAGTTATTAGAAATGCTATATCAAAAGAACTAGCTGATATAGGTTATAATTATTTACAAATATCAGCAGAGGCAGATCATTGGATGCTTACAAATCAAGTAACACATGAAAAAAATCCATTGATAGGTAATTTTAAAGATGCACAAGTACCGGGATCTTATGCTAAATATGCAGATAGATTAATGGAAATACTACTAGTTCAAACAATACCTGTAATGAAAGCTAAAACAAACTTAGATCTAATACCTACCTATTCTTACACAAGATTATATAGAACAGGAAATATATTAAACAGACATAAGGATAGACCTAGTTGTGAGATATCAACAACACTTAATTTAGGTGGCGACCCATGGCCAATATTTATAGATCCAACAGGAGAAAACAATGTTATTGATGAATATCAAGGTGTTATAAAACCTGATGCACCCAAAGGTATACAAGTTAATTTAAAACCAGGTGATATGCTTATATATTCTGGTTGTGAGTTAGAACACTGGAGAGAACCTTTCCAAGGCAAGTTATGCGGACAAGTATTCCTACACTATAATCATGCAAATGGACGCTTTGCAAAGTCCAATTTATATGATAAAAGACCTATGTTGGGTATACCCAAAACTCGTTGATTCACAACGCACTTTAATATAATCTAAAGGACATATGTTACAAAAAATAGGATTTCAGCCTGGGTTTAATAAACAAGTTACTTCAACTGGTGGTGAAGGACAATGGAAAGCTGGAGACAATGTTAGATTTAGATATGGTACACCTGAAAAAATAGGTGGTTGGGCACAATTAGGTTCTGTTGATATTACAGGTCGTAACACAGCTATTCATCATTTTATAAATACATCAGGTATTAAGTATGCAGCCTTAGGAACTAATAGAATTTTATATGCATACTCTGGTGGTATTTTTTATGACATCCATCCTTTAAAAGCTACAACAACTTTAACTAATGCTTTCTCTACAACTAATGGATCAGCTGTTGTAACTATTACTTTTGCATCTGATCATGGTATTGGTGCAGGTGATATTTTATTATTAGATAACTTTACAGCTATCACAGGTTCTAATTTTGTATCTACTAATTTTGATGACAATAAATTTCAAGTTACATCTATACCTACATCAACAACTTTAACAGTAACCATGGCCTCTAATGAAGGTGGTTCTGGAGCAACTACCTCTGGTGGTATTAGAGTAAAACATTATTACCCTGTAGGACCAGCTCAAGAAGTTGCCTCAACAGGTTGGGCTTTAGGACAATGGGGTGGAACACAATCAGGACAATTTACTTCTACTTTAGCTGCAAATATTAATACATCGGTTACAAGTTTAACAATGGCTAGTGCTACATCTTTTCCATCAACAGGAACAGTTATTATAGCCTCAGAATTAATTACATACACAGGAAAAAGTGGTAACACATTATCAGGTTTAACTAGAGGAGCATCAGGCACAACTGCTGCATCTCATTCATCAGGAGCTACAGTTACAGATGCTTCTAAGTTTGCAGGTTGGAACTCAGCTCCATCAGGAGACGTTGTAACTGATCCTGGTTTATGGGCATTAGATAATTTTGGTAACACTTTAATTGCATCTATCTTTAATGGAGAAAGTTTTTCTTGGAGTGCTAATGCAACAAACGCTACAAACACAAGAGCAGTAATTATATCAGGAGCACCAACTGCTTCTAGAAATATGTTAGTATCTGCACCCGATCGTCACTTAATATTTTTTGGAACAGAAACAACTATTGGAACTAAATCTTCACAAGACGAAATGTTTATAAGATTTTCATCTCAAGAAGATATTAATACTTACACACCCACAGCGACTAACACAGCAGGTACACAAAGACTATCTGATGGATCAAGAATAGTAGGAGCTCTTAGAGGTCGTGATGCTACATACATTTGGACTGATACTGCTTTATTTATTATGAGATTTGTTGGACCACCATTTACTTTTTCTTTTCAACAAGTAGGTACAAACTGTGGATTAATAGGTAAGAATGCTTGTGTTGAAGTTGATGGTTCTGCTTATTGGATGTCAGATAATGGTTTCTTTAGATACACAGGTAAACTAGAATCATTACCATGTTTAGTAGAAGATTTTGTTTATGATGATATTAATGTAATACCTAAAGAACACATCAATGCAGGGCTAAACAACTTGTTTGGTGAGGTTATGTGGTTCTACCCTAACTCAGGCTCAGGAATTGTTAATAGAGTTGTAACTTATAATTATTTAGATTCAACATCTGAAAGACCTGTATGGACTACAGGTACATTAGCTAGAACGGCGTGGCAAGATTCTGCTGTATTTGGTAAACCTCATGCATCAGAATATAATTCTAGTGGTACAACACCTTCAACAAGCAAAGACCATGTCATTGGATGTACTGATGGTACATCAACATACTATGAACATGAGACAGGATTAAACCAAGTTAAAGAAGGATCAACTACTGCCATTGCAGCCAACATAGAATCAGGAGATTTTGATATTGGACAATCAGGTGGTTTAATAGGAACAGGTAATGATGGTGAGTACATGATGAAAATTAGAAGAATAATACCAGACTTTTTATCACAAACAGGTGATGCAAGAATTACATTAAACTTAAGAGACTTTCCAAATGATGTTTCTGCAAGTTCTTCGTTAGGACCTTTTACAATAACAAGTGGTACACAGAAAATTGATACACGTGCAAGAGCTAGATCAATATCGTTAAAAGTAGATAATACTAGTACAAGTCAGTTTTGGAGACTTGGTACATTTAGATTAGATATACAACCAGATGGTAGAAGATAATGGCTAGAATAGTACAATCATTAACACAACAAGGTAAAGAGTATGATCAACAATTACAATTGTCTTTTCTTAGAGATATAGATGGTATTGTACAAAAACTTAACACAACGTTTCAACAAGATGTAAAAGATGAAGTAGAAGCGTTTAACTTCTTTTTAGCATAATGGCAAATTCTTTTGTAAATAAAAAAGTAGATTTAACATCGACAAGTGCTACAACATTGTATACAGTTCCGTCTGCTACAACTGGTGTAATAAAGTCTATACTAGTATCAGAAGATTCAGGTAATGCTGACACAATAACAGTTACTATTACTAACACAGCTTCTGCTGTATTTAGTTTATTTAAAACTAAATCTATAGCAGCTAATGGGACTACAGAATTATTAACACAACCTTTAGTATTAGAGGAAAGTGAAGTATTAAAAGTAACAGCAGCTACCGCAAATAGACTACATGTGGTGCTTTCTGCCTTGGAAATTAAACCTAGGGACACGATAACATAGTCTTGATTTACTGGTAAAAAACTAGTAAAGTAATGTACACTCAGGTGAAATTCCTGCCTTAATATATAACAACAGATTAATAACTATGGCTATATCAAGAGCATTAATGAACAGACAATTATACAATATGGGTGGGCCTTCTCAACTTAGACAAATGTATGATATGGGTGGTTCTTCCTTACAAGCAGGAGCACCAGACCTTAGACTTACAGGAGACGTACGACCTACATATACTCAAGGAAGAAAAAATAGAATGGATATGGCTTTTGGTGGTATCGCAGGACTTGATGGTAGAAAAAAATACGGAATAGGTTCTTGGTTTCAAGAAAACATTATGGATCCCATTAAAAATAATCCAGTTACATCTGCAGTTATAGGTGGTGGATTAGTAAATCAATTTGGTCTTCCAGATGTTGTAACAGAATATTTAAATATGGGTTCTGATGTTGGACAAAATTTTTTAGGAGATTTAGTAGGTAGAGATTTAGTTTTAGGAGATGGAGAAGGGTTTACATCAGGCAGTAATTTACCTGATTTAATTAATCTTCCAGATATATTTGGAGGAGGAAGTAATTCAGAAAACAGCAATATAAATTTAGCTAACTTAGCTCAATTTCTTCCGGGTAGTCAATACGGTTCTGACGGTTCTACAAATTCTTTTGGTAATTACATACAAAATTTAACTGACAAACAAGAAAAAGCTGCAAAATTTGCAACTGCTATTGGTGCAGGAGAAGCAGCAAGAAGATATGTAGACGCTCAACCAAAAGATGTACTTGCAACTGACGACACAGGATTAGATATAGCAGGTATTACAGCAGGTGCACAAGCAGGGACAGATGAAAATTTAAGATTTAGACCAGACGATGCAACAACATTATCTTATGCTCAAGGCGGAAGAATAGGTTATCAAAATGGAATGAATGTTGATCCAATGACTCCAGATATAGATCCTAGTGATATTGATGCACTTGTAGAATCATATATGAAATCACCAGAAGGTGAACAAGAATTAACGAATCAAACAAATCAAGGTATGAGTATGTCAAAAATAGTAGGAGAAATGAAACAAGAATTAATGATGGCTCAAGCTTCATCTCAAGGCAACATGCAAATGCAACAACCACAAATGGCAGCTATGGGTGGAAGAATAGGTTATGATATAGGGGGACCCGCAGTAGATCCTGATTACAATGGTTGGAAAAAAGTTTATAAAATAAATCCTGATCTTGCTGGAATGCACGACAACCACCAAAAATATTTACAAAGATTGCAAAGTGAACAAACTCCAGTTAAAAAAGCAGAAGGTGGCCTTAAGAATCTTGGTGGAAATGAAATGGATTTAAGAGCTGAAGGTGGGTTTATACCTATCGGTGGCAAAGAAAAAGCAGATGACGTACCTGCTAGATTATCAAAGAATGAGTTTGTATTCACAGCAGATGCTGTTAGAAATGCAGGCGGAGGCGACATTGACGAAGGCGCACAAGTTATGGAAAGACTTATGAAAAGTTTAGAACAAGGCGGAGAAGTATCAGAAGAGTCACAAGGACTTGACGGTGCTAGAGAAATGTTTGAAACATCACAAAGATTAGAGAAAAGGATTATATAATGGCTGGAACAAAACAATCAGAACGAAGAAAAGCATCAGAAGATGCAGTTTTAACAAGAATAGGAAAATTAAAAAAAGAAAAATATAAAAAAGCTAAAAGAAATACAGAATTAGCAGAAGCAGCAGATATTGGTCCGAAAGATTTTAACTTAAAAAAAGATTCAACTTTGACTTCTATTAAAAAATCAATTAAAAGAGCG